AACAGGCTTGCGACAGCGATCTCCAACTTTGCAGACAGCATAAACGGCAAGTCAGCAGGGAAGTGGATCTCGGCAGGCACCAAGCTGATTATGTCGCTGGTCAAGGGCGTGCTCAAAGCCGCACCGAGGCTTCTTGCTGCGATAGGCAAGCTTGGTCTGAGCATCATCAAGTCGTTCTCGAGCATAAACCTCGCGAGTGTAGGCAGAGCAATTATCAACAGCCTTCTTTCGGGCCTAAAGGCTGCGTGGACAGGCTTGTCCAACTGGGTATCGGGCAAAGTTGAGTGGATAAAGTCGAAATTCAGCGGAGCGAAGGCCGCAGGAAACGCACCAAGCGGCACCGGGCATCGTATCGGTCTCCGAGAAGTACCATTTGACGGTTATCAGGCGACATTGCACAAAGGCGAGACGATACTCACTGCGGCAGAGACCAACCGCTACAAGGAGATGCTTGAAGCAGGTAATAAGACCTACAACGGCGGCGATATCACCGTCAATGTTTACGGATCCAACAACATGAACGTCAAGGAGCTTGCTGCAGCAGTTGAGCAGCGGCTCGTAGCATTACAGAAACAGAGGACCACAGCATGGGGATTCTAAACCATCTAACTTTTGACAACATAGACAGCGTCAACTATGGGATATTCCTCACAAAGGCTGCTGTCTTCAATACACCGGAGCGCAGAGTCGAGAAGGTAGCGATTCCCGGAAGGAATGGCGACCTTCTGATAGATGACGGCTCCTATGAAAACATCGAAGTCGAATACTCGGCTGTTCTTTGCTGTGACAGTGCAGAAGAGTTTGCCTCGACGCTTGGGGAGTTTCGTTCCGCTTTGGCATCCAGAGGGGCATACAAAAAGCTGACAGGCAGCTACAATCCGGACGAATATCGGCTCGCAACCCTTATCGAGAAGTTTGAAGTAGATCCGAGGGCATACTACATGGCGGGCGAGTTCAAGATACTCTTTGACTGCAAGCCGCAGCGCTTCCTTGTGTCTGGAGATGAGCCGCAGACCTTTTATGGGAACGGGTGGATCACTAACCCGACACCATTCGAAGCGCTTCCGATCATAGCGGTAACCGGCAATGGAAGAATCAATATCGCGGGGCACGTTGTAACGGTATCGGATACGACAGAGACCATCTACATCGACTCGGAACTGATGGAAGTGTATATTCCGAACGGAGTGACGGAAAACTTAACAGATGAAAATCTAGAAGTAATAAGGGACGAACTGCTCTTCCCGATTACACTCCACAAAGGGCCACGCGCACCAATATCCATGAACAACCATGTCTCGTTTGCTGATTACAAGTTCCCGACCATAGGCCCGGGAGAGCAGCCGATCGCGTTCGATTCGGGCATTGATTCGGTCGTAATTTATCCGAGGTGGTGGAGACTATGAAGCCGATACTTTATGACAAGACAGAGACGGCCTTCACATCTGCCGGACTCGCGATCCTGTCTGACTGCATATCCTGCACAGTTGAAGAGGAGCTGAACGGCACTTATGAATGCGTCTTCGAGTATCCGATAACCGGAAGACATTACGACATGATACAGGAAGGCCTGTTTATAGGTGCGGCGCACGATGACAGCGGTGTGATACAGCCGTTCGAGATATATAAGAGGAGCGCACCGATGGGCGGAGTCGTCGAGTTCAGCGCGCATCACATATCTTACAAGCTGAGCAAGACTGTAACAATGCCATTCACCGCAACCTCGCTTGCTCAGGCTCTGACCAGACTTGCATCGAACATAGTCGGCGATACACCATTCTCATTCAGTACGGCGATGGCTTCCGGGGGAAGCTATTCTCTAAAAGAGCCGACTCAGGTGCGCACCGCACTCGGAGGCGGAGAGGGCTCCATTCTGGAAGTGTTTGGCGGAGAGGCCGAGTTTGACAAGTTCGATGTGATAATACACGAACGGCGCGGAGATGACACGGACGTCGAGATCCGATACGGCAAGAACCTCACAGATCTGACGCAGGAAGTCGATACAAGCGACTCATATAATGCAGTCGTGCCTTACTGGATGTCAGACAAAACGCTGGTGACGCTTACAGAGGAATACATCGCGCATGACGAGGATGCCGAGCTGACTATGATACCGCTCAATCTGACGGACAAATTCGAAAACAAGCCGACAAAGGCACAGCTCAAGACAAAGGCCGAAGAAGTGCTGAACGCTTCGAAGGGATGGCTCCCAAGCGAGAGCATTGCGGTCGATTTCGTGGCGCTATGGCAAACGAAGGAATACGAAAACTATGCAGCGCTTCAAAAGGTCCGGCTTGGCGACAGCGTAAGCGTTTACTATCCGGCTCTTGGAGTCATAGCAAATGGACAGAGAGTAGTCAGGACGGTCTATAACACACTGCTCGACAGATTTGATGAAATCACGCTGAATGAGCTGCGGGACTCGCTGGCGAGCCTTACTGATCAGCGAATCACGGCAGAGATCACCTCGGCCATAGATGAAGCAGCCAACACGATGAAGATCACTACATCGACGAGCGGCACTGTGACTACAAACCTCAACGGCGTCGCAGATATAAGCGCACTCTCCGGGGGACATCCAATAGACGGAATCGTCTCAGGCACAGAGGCGTACATATCTTTCGGCAACGCTTCAGGCGGAGCACGAACAGCAAGATTTACCAATGCGGATGGGACTCCGATTGCGAGTGCATCCTTAAACGTAACTATTTACAGCATAATATAGGAGGAAGGAATGGAAATTCACGAACTCAATACATTCAGCGGAACGCTTGGATCAAGTGACTATTTCGCGACAGATAACGGGAACGACACAAGCAAGGTATCAGCCGAGGCGATGTTTGCTCCGCTCAACGCCAGAATAGATAACATAATCGCCGGCCCGGCTTCGTCAGCTCAGGAAGTGATTGACGCAAGGCTCGGCGCGGATGAATTTACTTATGCATCGCTGGGCGATGCAATACGGGGTCAGGTTAGCGATTTAAAGAGCGAAATAAACGTTGTGGCAGACGATTTGATAGAGCTTGCATCAAGCGGAATATTTGAATATGACTTTGTTTGGGAAGATGGCACTTTAAGTGGTTCAACGGGTGAAGATAGCCCATCCACAACTGACGAGCGCACAGGCTTTATTAATTGTTCCGATATTGAGGGCTATTCTTTCAAAATGGGGACAAGCAATAAACTTGAAGTTTATTATTACACATCAAGCAAGGTATTCATTAGTCCCTATGTAAATAAACAGGCAGACTTTATTTTTGCGACACCCGAAAACGCTGTTTATGTAAGATTCTGCACGAAGAAATCAACAAATGTTTGGTCGGCAACAAAAACCTCAAATCTTGCCACAAAGTCAGATTTATCTGATTTGTCAGACAGCATCGACGAAGAATTTGGAATGATCATAGAAAAGAATTTTTCCAAGAACAGATTTGATGGCGATGTAGTGTCGGGGTATGTCAATCAAGCAAATGGCGTTTGGGTTGATGGACACGCTACCTATAAAGGAACAGCGGAAATGATAGACGTGCTTTCATCCCCGTTTGTTCTGTCGGTTCGTCCATACAGCGGAACATTAAATCTTGGAATGAGATATGCTGTCTACGATGCAGACGGAACATATATTAGCGGTGCGGTGGTTGACGCGTCAGATTTTACGCTCGCTACAAATCCCGACGACGCAGGACAAACATTGGGATATTTGGCATTTACAAATACAAATATCAGATTTATTCGCTTTTCGATGGACGGGGCGTATTTTGCAACTGCTAGGGTACAAATTGAGCAAGGTTCAACACCAACAAATTACACACCATACACAGGGGATACCGAAGAAATAGTTGGGACTCTACAACTAAACTCAAGCGTAATCGGGAACAAGGGATTAAAGGCTTCTTCCGCATCCTTATCAAGCGGAGCAACATTAATGATTGATTGCGATTTAAGTCTTAGAAAAAACAAGCTATATCATCTTCATACGCTGATAGATAGTTCATTTGATACGCTTTATTTCGGGCATGGTGAATCAACATACTCCCTGTATTTCAAGATAGACAATACAAATATTACATTTATGACTAATGGTAGTGAGGGTACGCAACTACCACACGGGCTGTCCCTTGATACTTACATAGATTTTATGTTGATTGTTGGCGAAAAAAACACAGGCACAATTATTCTGAATACTCGTAGCGGCGTTTACTCACATACTGTGCAGGTTGTAAATGGGTATAGAGGGAAGGTCTTTGTAAGACCGTCAAATTGTAGCCTTACAGATGTGAATATCAGCTTTTCATCCATAGACTTTAGGCAACCGATATGGATGTTTGGAGATAGTTATTTTACGCATACATCGGATGCGAGGTGGACATATTGGTTGATAGAGTGGGGTTTCGGCAGGTGTTTGTTAAATGCTTTTCCAGGCGAAGAATCGTTAGAAGCTTTACCGCAAGTATTAAACTACATACCAATAAACGGCTCCCCCAAATACCTT